AGAGTGAGTTACTTAAATATCACCCTGACTTTAACGACATAAAGGACACAGACGATTTTCACGAATGGGCAGATACACAACCTAAGTGGGTACAAGACGCTCTGTATGAAAATGAAAACGATGCTCGTTCAGCAGCAAGGGCTATAGACCTTTACAAAGCTGATATGGGTATTACAGGTAAGAAGAAAACAAATAACAATGACGCAGCTAAATCTGTAAATACTAGAGGTGCTAGGAATACACCACAGTCAGATGAGAGCAAATCATTTTTAAGAGAATCACAGGTAAACAAAATGACCGAACAACAATACGAAAAGGAAGCTGACAATATTATGGAAGCAATTCGTAGCGGTAAGTTTATTTATGATATATCTGGCAATGCTCGTTAAAAAAGTGTTGACAAATAAAGTTTTATAGATATAACTATATATATCTGTATGTGAGGTGTAACCCCAACTGGACAACTTACACCTTACAAATTCACAAACATCAATGAGTTTAAGTACAACCTAATCTCTTTTAGCCCATTTAATTTACGTAGGCATACGAATTTTATTTGCACCTTATAAGAATTAGCCACTAAAGTAAGTTGTAGTTTGTATCTGTAGAAAGCTAAGAGGAGATTTTTAAAATGGCTTTTTCAAGTGCTGCAGGATATGGAAACCTACCTAACGGTAATTTCAGTCCTATCATATACAGCAAACAGGTGCAACTTGCATTTCGCAAATCATCTATTGTTTCTGCTGTAACCAACGGTGATTATTTTGGAGAGATTGCTCAAATGGGTGACTCTGTAAAAATCATCAAAGAACCAGAAGTAAGCGTTAAGGCTTACACAAGGGGAACAACCATTGTCGCAGATGATCTCGATGATGAAGAGTTCTCTCTGACCATAGACAAAGCTAACTACTTTGCGTTCAAAGTGGACGACATTGAAGAAGCTCACTCACATGTAAACTTTCAAGCTCTTGCAAGTGACCGTGCAGCTTACAGATTGTCAGACCAGTTTGACCAAGACGTACTAGGCTACATGTGTGGTTTTAAACAATCAGCATTACACGGTACACCAGACACAGTTAACTCAACTGTAAATGGTTCTGTGGCGGTATCAACTGCTGCAACTAACGAACTATTAGCAAGTATGCAGGTAGACGCTGCAGACTTTAATGGTGGTACAAGTGGTAATTCTATTGTTGTTGTTCCACGTGCAGGTGGCGATTCGCTGAATACTACAACAGCTAAAGCATCACCTATGAGTGTTATTGCTCGTATGTCACGTAAGATGGATCAACAGCATGTTGACACTAATGGACGTTGGTTAATTATTGACCCTGTGTTCGCAGAACTATTGAAGGACGAGGACTCTCGACTTCTTAACGCTGACTTTGGCGGTTCTGGGCTACAGAATGGTTTAATCTTTAACAACATTCATGGCTTTAAAGTCTACATGTCAAGCAATCTACCACAAGTAGGTAATGGTCCAACAGGAGCTACATCCACAGGTTCAACACATTTTGGTGTAATCTGTTCAGGTCACAGTTCATCTGTTGCGACAGCAGACCAAATCAATAAAACAGAAACTTACAGAGACCCTGATTCGTTTGCTGATATTGTTAGAGGCATGCATCTATACGGCAGAAAAATATTACGTCCTGAGTCTATGACCAGAGCGTTATATGTTTCTAGCATATAAGGGGGAGGATTAAAAAATGGCTACTCTTACAAGTCTTTTACTACCTGCTCATGGAAGCTCACAACGAGGGCGAAGTCCATATATGATACAGAAGACTATTGATCTTACTGCACAGGCTATTGTCTGTTCATCAGGTGACATAGTTCAGTGTCTTACACTTCCTGCAAATACACGTATTTTACATGCAGGTGTTCAAGTTGTAGAATCTGCTACACAAAATACTGGTACAGATGCAACAGTAATCTTAGGAACTGCTGTTGATGACAACGAGTGGGTTGCAGCGTTTGATATTGACGGTGCATCAGATGGTGCTTATGCTCCTTCAGCTACACCTGCAGGTGATATTGTTCTTGCTACGGCTGATACACTTGACCTGACTTTTGCAGGTTCTGGTGCAACATTTACAGCAGGTAAACTACGTGTTTACGCTGTATTAATGGACATCAGTGACCAAGGCGATGCAGGTCCAACGGAAGTTGATCGTGACGCTCTAGCGTAACTTAACTTACTTAGGAGGGCAGGGAAACTTGCCCTCTTACTTAGATATAAGGACACAACATGTCTACAACTTATTTAGCACTAACAAATGACTTACTACGTAGAATAAACGAAGTACAGCTTACGACTGCTAATTTTGCTACGGCAAAAAATGTACAGGCGATTGCTAAAGATGCTATAAATAATTCAATACGAGAGATATTACAAGATGGACATCAGTTTCCATTTCTTAAAACTGCACAATCACAAACACTAGCTTCAGGTACAGCTACATATGATTTTCCAACAGACATGGCAAGTGTTGATTGGGATACGTTTTATGTAAGTCAATTAACAAGTGCATTAAATACTGCGAAGCCGTTACCTGTTGTTTCATTTGAAGAATACACACAAAAATATAGAGCACTAGATGATAGTTCTGGTAGTGGGGGATACAGTGCTCCTAATATAGTTTATCAAACAGCAGAAGAAAAGTTTGGTGTTACACCTATACCTGATGCAGCATATATAGTAGATTATATTTATTACAAATTTCCTAGCGATTTAACTTTGCAATCAGATACAACCATTATACCTGACAGATTTAGATATATAGTCGTAGATGGTGCTATGGTATATATGATGAGATTTAGGTCTAATGAACAAAGTGCTCAAATACACAATCAAAAATTTCAAGATGGAATAAAGGTTATGCGTAGGTTACTATTAGATGATCCACTTAATATACGTTCTACTTTTATTAATAGGTCAAGGTTCTCTTCAAACGCAGTGAGTTTGACAACCTAATGGCAGATACAGTATCCACGTTTAGAGCTATATGTAGAGGGGGATTAAATACAGGTAGCGATGTATTAACATTAGGTGAAACCTTTACAGGTGCAGCTATACAGCTAGTTAATTATGAACCTAACCTTGAGGGCGGATATAGAAAGATAAATGGATTTGCACATAGCTATGGAACAGTAACAGGTACTGGCTCTGTATTAGGTCTATCAGTAGCAAATGGAGTAAATCAAGGTGTGCTAGGCTGTAGGACACCATCATCAGGAAATAACTATTTACATCACTGGAACTATTACTACAGTTTTAATGTTAATTCAGATTCAAACTTAACAGTAGGAGAAACACTTACAGAAAGAACAACAGCAGCAACAGCCTCTACAGCAACAGGTGTAACAGGAACATTAATTTCTAAAAGTGGAAATACGATAGTTGTTGACTTTGGTAGAATACCAACATCTGTATTTACAAACGGTAAACATATATCTGATGATGGGTTTAGTACAAGTGCAACTTTATCATCTGTACCTGCAGTTATAGGGTGGACAGCCGTTACATCTAATGTAGTAGCAAATGATCCAGATGGTGTATGTGCAACACAAACAACTGGTGGTGCAGCTAATTTAACTATTAATGGTGCATTACACGATTCTAACACAATTAACTTTACTACCTCTGCAGCACAACAACCTAGAAAGGTTACTATATTTTCTGCAGGTAGTGATGAATCAGGAATAACATTTACTATAACAGGTACAGATTTTTTAGGTGAGGCACTTGAAGAGGTTGTAACTGGACCTGCAGCAGATGCAACAGTAACAAGTACAAATTATTTTAACACAATAACACAAATAGCATCTAGCGGTGCAGTAACAGGAAATATAACAGTAGGTTCAGGTGCAGGTTTATATAGAACATCTGACCCAACCATGACAGGCGTAAGTAAAGTTAGATTTTCAGAGTTTAATTTTGGTACTCCTAAAGTTGTTTTAACAGACGGTATAAATCCTGCAGCTACATATGATGGAAGTAATTATAGACAAATATTACATGCAGGTGCTCCAACAGACCCTAAGTTTTCTGCAGTACATTCTAAGAGAGTATGGTTAGCAGGAGACCCTGCATCAGATGATGTTATTTATTTTAGTGCAGCAGAAAATGAACATAACTTTGATTCAGAAGAAGGTGGTGGATTTTTATTAGTAGGTTTTCCTGTAGTTGCAATTAAACCATTTCGTAATAGTCTTTATGTATTTGGTACAAATAATATAAAAAGAGTAGTTGGTGCTACAGGAGAAACTTTTAACGTAGAAAATGTAACAACAAACTTAGGCTGTCTTGCTTCTGATAGTGTGGTAGAAATAGGTGGAGACTTAATCTTTTTATCACCAGATGGCATAAGACCAATTTCAGGTACAAATAAAATTGGTGACGTTAACTTAGAAACACTGTCTAAAAATATACAGTCTACAATTAATGGTACATTAGCAAACGAAATACTATCTACACTATCCTCAGTTGTAATAAAAAAGAAATCACAGTTTCGTTATATGTTTTCTGCTAGTGGTTCAGAGGGTATAATAGGAGCATTAAGACAAGTAGGTGAAGGTTATGGTTTTGAGTTTGGTACATTATCAGGTATAGAATGTGTATGTGCAGCAAGTAATTATTTAGGACAGGAAGAAATAGTTATACATGGTGACTCTTCTGGTAAAGTGTATGCACAAGAATCTGGCAATGCTTTTGATACATCTAAGATATTAAGTATCTATAAAACACCTTTTGTATATATGCAAGACCCCGAAGTACGTAAAAATTACTATAGTATATCTACGTACATGAAAGCTGAAGGAGTTATATCACTTGCCGTTGGTGTTACATACGATTACGATAATACAGAAGTTGCTAAACCTGCAGATTTATCTATAGCAAATGATGACCCTGCATCTTTTTTTAACACAGGTACAAATATAGCAAACTATGGTGCAGAAAATGACACAACAGGAGATATTTATGATGGTAATCCATCACCTGTAGAACGAACTACCTTTACAGGTTCAGGTAAATCAATTTCGTTTAGTTACGTTACTAATGATACAAATGCAAGTCACAGTATTCAAGGATACACAGTTACTTATGGAATAGGAGATGTAAGATAATGGGAAATGGTTATACTAGACAAAGTGAAACCGACATACAGGCAACTAATGTAGTTAAAGCTAAATCATTTAACGATGAATTTGATGAACTGCTTGCTGCCTTTGTTGCCTCTACTGGTCATACTCACGATGGTACAGCAGCAGAGGGCGGTCCTATTATTGCAATGCGTGATGCTGACGGTGACACAAAGATACAAGTAGAAGAATCTGCTGATGAAGATAAAATTAGATTTGATATAGCAGGTACAGAACAACTTACTATTGAAGACGGTGGTATAATACCAACAACAGATAGTGATATTGATTTAGGTACTGCTTCTAAAGAATTTAAAGATTTATATCTTGATGGTATCGCACACATAGATACACTAGACGTAGATGTAAATGCAACGGTTGCAGGTACATTGGGTGTTACAGGTGCTGTAACTCTTAGTAGTATATTATCTATACCAGATGGTAGTGCTTCTAATCCCTCTATAACTAATACAGGGGATACTAACTGCGGTTTATTTTTTAGTGCCTCTGATGAAATTGCTTTTACTGCAGGGGGTGTAGCACAGGTAATATTTGCAGATGGTTCTATTACTCCGCAAACAGATAATGATATAGATTTGGGTGCAAGTGATTATGAATTTAAAGATGGATACTTTGATGGCACTGTACATACAGATGCTATTAATCTTAATGGCACAACTATAACCTCAACAGCAGCAGAACTTAATATACTTGACGGTGTGACATCTACTGCAGCGGAATTAAACATTATAGATGGTGATACATCTGCTACATCTACTACAGTAGCTGACGCTGACAGAGTAGTAA